ATGGCTTCGGTTATTGCCAATGATTTGTTTGAGCCAACAGAAAATTCCTTTTTAGTTCTTACATCCCTGTAATAGTAAATCCCTTTACGCAAATACAAGTTAGGCGGTAGCCCCTTGTTCTTTGCACTTCTGCTTCTGCCCATTAATTTTCTCCATTAAATATTGCGGTTCCCTTACCATTTTGTCATTTGTTAGAATTGTCCACGGCTCTAACTCATATTCTCTACCAACCTTTTCTGGAGCAGGGTATAACCTACCTTCCTTTATATAGCGAGATAATTGCCGTGGACTTCTAGGTTTGGCGAAATATTTATTATTCCATTCTGATAATGTAATTCGTTTCATTGATTATTCTCCGTATCCTTCATCATTAAAAAAACTTCCATAGCGCCACGGTATGGGTTTTTATTTACTGACATGAAGTCATAATCAAGGCAGTCAGCTGTCCATTTATTAGAATGGTACATTGGTGATAACCCTATTTTATTTTCAATAATAATCGGCATTGCGTCTGATGGGTTATTGCATGGGTCGAAAAAGCGATAACCAAACGAGCCATCAACAAGGAATTGGATAATATCCATTGTTTGTTTAATTACATCGTATTGCGTTTCAGGTAAAACAGATTGAGCTACTAATAAATTAATCTCGAAATCAGATAGTTCGGTGTATTTATTCATTATCATCTCCTAGTATTTCATTAATAGTATTTCTGATGTCAATTAAGTCTTGTTTTGTCACATCCATATTCCAAGATGGAGTATTTAAAATAAAACAATCTTTTGTTGTAGGTTCAATCTCAATACAATCTTTGTAATTTTCCAAGCCAGCATAATATTTATCTTTCATTCCATACCTCTCCACAAACAACTTTAACATTCCTCACTGACATTAAATATTCAGCACGTTTATTGCATTCCGATTGCGTATAAATATCTTCCGTTACAGGCACAGCAGAACCCTGTATTAGTATGAGTAATACATATCCGATTATTTGCATGGGTATTTATTTAGAATATTTAATTAGAATTTCTTTAATCCAATTTTCAGCCTCGTCATTACATGACAAAACATTTTCCATCATTAATTCAATATCTATTGATTCGTTTGCAACGAGAGATAATGTATTCATAAACATTGCGAACTGGCATTCGTCACATTCAATAAAGTTTGCTTTATATGAGCTAATTAAATGATTGCGAGCATATAGAACACCTAATTTCATTTGTTCTCTATTATATTCATTATTCATCTTTTATTTTCACTCCATTGCTGATTAAGCTGTGTCTTATGGCTGTTGATAACGCTGAACGTAAGCATTGACACCCTTGATATTTAATAGCCGTATCTCTTGCGGTATTAACAAGCTCTCTTAGTTGATGATGTTTAATTTCTGGCTCAGCACTTTCGCGCGATGCTTCCCACACCATCCACATGACAGGGATAATACCTTTTACCCAAGGGTAATCACCTTTACTTATAAATGCTTCAAATTGCTGCCTTGATTTATCCATCAATCCACCTTATTTAATATATCAAATCCTGATTTTGTTAGTGTCCATCCAAGGATGGTCTGTCTAATTAACCCTTTTTTCTCAAAAGACTTAAGTGTTCTACCATCAATTCCAGCGCCAAACTTATCTCTCACAATATCCAGTGTTTTAATTTGCTTGCCTGTTAATTTCATATTCATTCCTCTGGTTGCACCCACCACTCACAAACATCACTCATGAACTCGCCAATAATCTGCTTTTGTTCTTCTTCGCTTAATTTATTCCATTCATCTTCTGTTATATCTAACTCAGTTGAACATTCAGAACCGACAGCGTTAGTTGATGCGTGTAAATACATTTTCTTGCTCATATCCATCTCCTGTTTGCATCCTTGCGCTGAGTCCGTGGGTTAAATCACATTAATTAAATGGCGTGGATACATCAGCCCAATCGGCGCGAACGGAATGTCGTCATCAAAGTCCATTGGAGGTTGCTGGTTTCCTTGGGATTGAGGTTGAGCAGGCGGTTGGTTTTGCTGTGCTGGTTGTGATCCTGCTGGTTTACTAGCACCACCTAGCATTTGCATTGAACCGCCAATCTTTACAACAATTTCTGTTGTATAGCGTTTAACACCGTTATCATCCCATTCGCGCGTTTGTAGTTGGCCCTCGATATAAACTTGCGAGCCTTTACACAAATAGCCACTGGCGATATCTGCAAGCTTTCCAAACAAAACGACACGATGCCATTCTGTTTTTCGCGATTTTCACCTGTTTGTCACGCCATTTCTCTGATGTGGCCACAGCTAAATTGGCAACAGCACCACCAGAAGGCAGGTAGCGAATTTCAGGATCACGCCCTAAATTGCCGATAAGAATTACTTTGTTTACTGATCCGTTAGCCATTCTCAACCTCCTTATAAAGCTCATTAAAACGGCGTAAGAATAGGGATTTTGCTTGTCGAGGGGTTAGCGGGGTGACAGCAAAATCGCTAGCTGGAATACCTTCAAGCATTAACCAGTTACTACCTGCATCAATGTCTAAATCACGCTTTTCTGTGGCTAACATCACTAGGTCTGCAAAATGGACTTCATCAGATATATTTTCAGGTAACCCAAACTTTTTGCGGATCATTTTTTCCACACGCAATTCAATTAATTTATATTCAGGCAATAACTTTTTAAGTGGTGACGGTAGGTCTTTGACATAAGCTTCACTGGCATCATGAAGTAGGGCCTCTAAAGCAAATTCAGGTGCAACTAAATAACTTGCATATACAGAATGCTGAGCAACAGAATAGAAATTATCAATCTGTCCATTAAAGCGACACTCATTAGCTAAACCTGTCGCAATATCTTGAATGTCTATATCTTCGATCCGTACATCGAGGTAATAGAAATGTTTATTTGTTGCTGTTGCAATATAAGACATTATTCTCTCCACACAATTTACAAATGCCACCAAGTTAGTGGCATTTGTGCGATTAATTACGCTGAAAATTTACCAATGAATGTTTCGATTTTGCTTTCATTGAATTCATTGCAAAGCATATCTCGAAACTCTTGAGCGATTTGTTCTTCAAGTTTTTCAAGTTGAATGATTCGAAGAACTAAAACGGGAATATCATCACCAGTGAGTACGCTATAACGTAATTTAATGCTACGTTCTTTTAATTCGTCATAAGGAGTACAAGTAAACTGGAATGTAGCAGGCATAATGTCTTTGCTTCTTGCTTCAACATTTTCTAACACTGAGCGTTTAGCACTAAAATCAGCATTTTCATGTTCAGCAGAGCGTGTTGATTCAATCGTAATACGACGAACAGCAGAAATAGCTTGTTTGATATCTAAAACATTACCGTCAGCATCAAATGCCATTAAATAATCGTGCCAATCTTCTAACCACTCGGCTAATTGTTTTTGACGATATTTAACACCATCCATTTTTAATAATGCTGTGAATGGGGCGGTTTGTTTTAATTTCACAATAGCAGTGTTATCAGCATGACCTGCTTTACCTATTGTGCCGAGATTAAAAATAGTTTCGGCACTCATTTCATCGGCATCAATAAAGCAGCTAACACCTTCATCAATTGCATTCTTGATTGAGTATTTAACAAAGTCGCTGATACTGGTTGTTTTCATTTCCCCGCGAAAACGGAAACGACCTTCTTGTAAATTTTCTAAACTACTTACTTCAAAGTCATTCGGAAGCACAATCGCTGGACAAAGAGATTTTTCTATTGCTTCGAGGCTTAATGAAGCCACGGTCATATCTTGAATTTGCGAAATAGCATTACCGTCTAATTGAGACATGAGTAGACTCCTACTTATTTAAAAGTATTAAATTAAATGGATAGGTTTAATTAAAAATAAGAAAACTAATTAATGGCTTTTAATTTCCCGTCGGGCCGACCTTGCAAAGAAAATAATTGACCTCGATCTTCTTGCATAATGGTCAACTTGCCACCTTTACCTACGTACATAGGTGTTTTGGTGGTATCTTCCTCAGTCCGTTTTCCTCTAGGTGTTGGTGCAGAGAATTTAAGCTTATGAGTTATTTCAACTCGTTTTTCTTCCATTGAATTACTAAGGCGAGCAAAATCTAATTCAATAGTGACTTTGCCTTTTCCACCATTATTTAAAACGCCTAAAGCCACATCATTTAAAACAGCAGAGACTTTATTTTCAAAAACGCCAGCATCTAATTCGGAAAGAAAGTCAGGGACATTTGTCTTACGATCTTCTTGGCTCATTTCTATAACCTCATGTTATCTTTTCACACAATAAGAAAGGGCACTAGCGAGTTGATACAACCCGGATAAGACATTTCACAAATAATGCCAGTACCCTTACTTATTGTTAGATTTGATAAAATGGCTGACTGAGCAGAACATTATCACCACAACCCCTTTTAATGGTAAAAGACTCAGCCAGCCATTGTTTCTCTTCACACGTTCTCTTCACACTTCAAATATTGTGCCTGATTATTTTCCACCTCAGGCGGTGGTGGTATTCTTGGAAGCTCCTACACAACCAAGAGATAATAAAATGTCTAATTTTGATAGAGACCTACAATTTAAAATTTTAGAGTTAGCTGTGAATGATTATCCCAATCAAATAGATGATGGCAATGTACCTCCAGAACTCTATGAAATAGATAATAAAAAACTATGTGCTAATATTGCTTACCTCCAAGAAGAAGGATTAATTACTGGTGGTGTCGAAATGTACATGGATGGCCCCGAAGCCGATTTTGCTTTTATTAAGGCAACATATAAAGCCATAATCCTTTTAAGTGAAGAAGGTAGTATATCTGCACCATTAAATCTTATTACTGTAAAATTACATGACGATACACTAACCGCCATTCGTGAATACATAAACCAAACTATCTCTGACCCAGAAGAAAGGAGAGGATATCTGCAGCGCTTAAAAGAGCTTCCCGCTGACGCCACAAAACACATCGTGCTTCAACTATTGGGTAAGGGACTGAATCAGATACCGGACGCAGTTCAGTGGCTACAAACAGTGCTCCGTTCTTAACAAACTCAGATTCTTCACTATGTTTTACAAATTTAATCCAACCGATGGTTTCGTGTAGCTCTAACCAAAAGTCTTCATGGATATTGTCGGTTGACAGAGTTAGCGCGTTCTTATGAAAGACTAAGGCATAGATTTTGATGTTTTGTTTTTCATTAGTAATATTACTCACGCTAATTTCCCTCCACACAATTGATTCTCTTCACACATAAAAATCATTTACTTTGTATCTGAATAGCGCTTTTACTGATGTACTCTGCTATTTCGGCATCTAGCTTTTTTACATCGCTCATTAGTCTTTCTCGCTTACCGT